GGAACAGTTTCGGTTCAAGAAATTGGCGTTCTATTATGAACCCAGTGTGGGGACTAACTCAGACGGAAGCGTTTATACGGTTTTGGATTATAACGTCCAGGACGATGAGCCAGATGATGCAATCGAGCTTATGACTTACGAGGGAGCAAAGAAATCTCCCGTATGGTTGATGATGGATTATCCCGTAGAAGTCAAGCTCTTGAATCAGTCTAAGGCGTACTACACTATCAAAGGTGTGAATAATCTTCCTCCACAATCAGATCCTAAATCCTACTACCCTGGTAGAATCTATGTTGCTACAGCTGGCACCGAGACCGGAACGGTCGGTGAACTTTATGTCGACTATGAAGTCGAGTTAATTGCTCCTGAATTTCAATTACAACAGCTACAAGCGACTCTGGGTGCCGGGCCTCCTGACGATTGGGATTTCACTCTCCTTCCTATCCAAGGTGGCACTCCAAACAATATCGGAATGCTCATATCCAACCAAGAACAACAAGCTGGTGCTGTAGCTGCTGCCGCCTACTTGACTTTCTCCACTCCAGGTACATATCTGCTTCATTTTTATGGCGTGACGCAAGTCCCCAACGCAGACGTGATTATTGCCGGAGATAATGGAGGCGTTGTGACCGACCTATCCGACGGATCTACCGACCCGACCCTTTCAGCCAATGACGCTACTTTGCCCGGAGCAACCGGTTTCTTGAAAATTGAGATCCCGAAGGCCGGTGCTGGATTCCATTTTCTAGCAAGCGCAGTAGCCGAGGCTTGGATCTTTGCTGGTACCATGAGTTCATGGGACTTCAGTTTATCCCCTTCCGCAGTATTCGATGGACCCTCTATCAGTTCATTGAGTTCAATATTTGCTGGAAGGTCCGCAGTTCGTACTTATAAGCCACGTAAAACCACGCGTGACAAGAATCTTAAACTCGCTAAAGAGAAAGGACTGCACCCCCTGGTGATCGAGAAACCTAAAGCAAAGCTCTCACCAATGGAAGGAAAACCAATAAAACCCGCTGCTATTGGAGTGCGTAACTCTAATACTTGCGTTGGGCGCAAGTAAAAGGGACATGGTGTCCCCCCTACTAAACACGTAGGGCATACGGTTCGATTCCTATGAATTGTTTTCATACCAATAAAACACCC